ATTAACCAATAAATATTAAGAGCGGATAATGCAACTAACATTAATAACACAATTCGATTTAAGTAATGATATATATCATCTCTAGGGGCCAATAATTTAGCATAAAATTCAGGGTTAAAAATGCCATCAATAAAGATTTTGTAATTTCTGAAATAAACAAACAATGGTAGAAAAAATAAATAATTCATTGTACTTATATTTTTCAGTATACTTGTAAAAGATGATGCAGAGTTTGTGTTAGAATCTAAGTATATTTTTATTAATTTGTTAATGTTGAGAAAAATAGTACTTGACTCAGTTACTAAAATCGCATATACCATTTCAGGAAGAAGATAAATACCATAGTTATTTATTCTTGCCCATAATGTGAAAAATATGCTTATTAAATGATGTATGATAATTGTTATTCTTTCGGTAATTCCTACATTTATTTCTAATATTAAGTCTATAAATAGATATATCACTATAATCGATGTTATATATTTTAACCATTTTGTATCGTTCGTTTTTTTATAAATATATACACAAAAAACAGTTACTATTGCATTTATCAAGGAAAAAATAATAGAAAAAGTTGAAATGCTCATTAAATTGTTAAACATTTTATAATTTATTAAATAAAATATAAAAAATATTGGATTTATACTAATTATAACAATTATTATCATTTCTGCATTTAATTATATCTAAATGTATTTTTTCAATAAGTATAAGAACCTGGTCTTGTTCTGGAACCTTACTTTGTATAAATATCTGTAATTGCTTGAATATAGATTTGACTATTATTGAAGACCAATAAAAATTGAGTAAAATAAAAACAAATATAACACAAATAAATAATTTGTTTATAAATAGTCCATCAGTAAGTAGTATGTTATAAAATTCTTTATTAAAAATGATATTTTTTAACAATGCATAACAACGAAAATAAATAAATGTTACTGTAAACAATACATCTATAATTTTATCCGATATTTTTATAACACTAGGAATAATAGTATTAGCAGTACCTTCAAGTTTTTTTATATATTCCTTGATCCAGAAACGAAAGTTTAAAAATATTGTACTTATTTCAAACAACATAAGGTTATAAATAACATCGGGTGCTATTTGAATTCCAATAAAAAGAGCCCAAATTATTAATAATAGAGATAATATATGATGAAACATAATTTCATAACAAGTTTTCTTTTCAGACTTGATTAATATTAAATAAATAGTTATAAATGAATCAATAATTAGAAATGGTATAAATACATATAATGCCAATTTAAAAAATAATGCAATATCCTTAGTTTTACTATATTGATACATAAACCATAAACAAAATACTGCATTAATTAATGATAGAACATTTGAAATATTATGTATGTTAGTGTTAGTCCATATAAATTTGAAAAAATCACTAATGATGTTATCCATTATTTATAAGATTGCAATAATTAAATATGCAATATTTTACTAATTACTTTTAACCTTTACCTACCGGTCCATACCTTTACCTACCGGTCCATACCTTTACCTACCGGTCCATACCTTTACCTACCGGTCCATACCTTTACAACAGAACCAACAAGTTTTTTATTATTAAAATCATTAATATATTCATCATAGTTGTAACCAAATGCTTTATAATGGTTATGAATAGTACCAAATAAAGATTTCAATGATACAACTTGGGGATATTCAGCAAAGAATAGTAATCCAAGAATTCGTTCTAAGCCGCATCTATCCATTCTACATTTTACTACATTGACTAAATTACTTATTCCATATTTTGATTCTATCTTCATTAAAAAACTATGATTTATATAACATATACCACCAAAAACCAAATTAAAATTTTCCTTTTGAGTTAGACCTAATATATTTATTTCGCTACCTGTTAATTTTTTTTTAAGAAGCTGATTATTTTTTAAAAAGGATGATAAACGTAATAAATTGCTGAGATGTTCTTTATCATATTGCCAATGCCAAAATGGCATAACAGGCATTTTGAATGTTTCAAATGGTATCCTTTTATGAAAAAATACACTGTCGTGAATAATGACAGCATTTTCAAACCATTTATGTCTTATATAATACACATATGGTAACAATTCACCTCTTCCCGGATATTCTGATTGTATAATCTCTACATTTTTATAGTTGAAATGCGCTTTTACAAACCCATAATTACTATTGTCATCAATAACAATTATTTTTCTATGTGGATAATTTGACCTAATAAGTTTTACACAATGATTCCAATATTCATTTGTTGTTTCCGAATTAACGTGTCTTGTTAATATGAAGCCAAAACTCATTCTATATTAAATATTAATATAAAATAAATTAATTACAAGTATATAGTATATTACAAATAAAATAATTTGCACGATTTTTTACCAATTAAAATTGGTTTACAAAATATATGACGGTAAATCATCAATATTTATAATTAGTTCACCCTTTGGCATATTGTTTTTTTGACACAAGAATTTGCTAAACTCTGGGCGGTCAAGTTGAGCATTAGGTGTATGATTGTGGACGCATCTGGCAATCATTTTATATAATTTGAAGTCAGGGTAACGTTCTGTACCATTATTCTTATAGAGCACATTGATGCCATTATCATCGATGCACCATTCGACAATTAACTTTACAATTGGTTCACACTCACTCAAGTTCTTTATGTCATCAATGTCATCAACTACATAATCAAATATGGAGCAAGCTAGACGACATAAATCAAAACTGAAATTGGGTTCTAGTCGAGGCTTCTTGTCATTGAAGTAGGGTTCGGTATTATATTGGGTCGCCGCATCACCACCAAGCTGAAAACTGTCGCTGCAAAATACCTTGCCGCCAAATTTATAAATGGCACGACCAAAGTCAATTATTTTGAATATTTTTCCAAAGGTGGGAACCTTATAATACTTCTTCTTGTAGCAATAATAAATGTGTTTCTTGTTAGTAGTAACATACATCACATTGTTTGTATGTAAATCGTTGTGGGTAAATGAAAAGGATTTCTGATATGTAATTAGAATCATAATAATTTGCATTAATGCAGCAAACCATTCATCGTGACTCAGTTCATTGTTCATAATTAGGTCATCAAAAGTGCTTTCACAATTTTCCATACAAATAACTTGTACTGGAAACTGTGGAAATGTTAGCAACAATGTTTCCTCTTCAATATCAGAGTAATCACTCGAGTGTTCTGAGTCAGCACCTGATTTAGAGTCAGATTTATTAGACCCAGATTTAACAAGTTCATCACACTCATCACATTCACCACTTGATAACTCATTATGATTTTCATTTTCATTTTCATTCTCATTCTCATTCTCATTCTCATTCGTATGTGACGTTCTTGAAGAACAAGTAGAACCAGATTTAAGTGTCTCGGACTTCTTCTGGTCCATAATATTAAATTCACTCGAATTCATAATATCAACCAACTCAACATTCATATGTTTGACATCCGCAAGAGTAATATGACTGCTAGACGAAATACTATTTTCAAATATATTATCAAAAATGGTCTCATCAATTGATTTAGCAGATAATACTGATTTTTGTGAACCATTCATAATATTCAAAGGTCGCAATGCCTTTACCCCATCATCGTTTGTTATTAAATGACTATAATCATCTACATTAAACAATACATTTTGCTTCTTATTGAAGAATTCAGATGTAATTAAATAATCTAAATCATCAATAATGTTTACCTTGTAGTTGTTTTTAATAGCCAAAAATGAGCCATAATAATCAACACCGTGAATAAAACTGTGACTGTTTAACATCTGACTTGTTAGAAAACAAAAGAAGCCGTCAATATATGAGGAATTGTTAGTATCTTCAATTTTAGGATGCACTCTTATGCTCTTGTCAAATGATGGTAAATTAAATAGTTGTTCATCTGTGTGATTGTATTTACCAACAATATATTTGAAAGGATCTAGCAAAGGTGCCATTTTGAAGAAGACCTTCTGAGTCATTGTAAAGTCTTCAATGTCTGAAATATTCTTCAATTTGCAATTGAATATGTTCTCAGATTTATCGCCTTCTTTCTCTTTAATGTCTGATAATGACCATAAATGATTCAAATTAATCGAGTTGTAATTTGTATTATTTAATGAGAAGAAACGGTCATAAATTGGAATATAGTTCTGCACGTTTGACAGGCTAGTTTTTTTGTTAGTTTGAAACTTTGAAAAGAGGTTTATATTCTTTCTCTTTTGATAATTAACACTAAACATTGTTGTCATTAGCTATTTAAAATATTAATATTAGAAATATTTAACTCATTTTTTCCTAAACTTCAACCTTTTATAAGAGAAGCGGAAAAGGTGGAAGGGCGTTTAAATTTAAAAAACTTTTATAGTCCTATTAATATAATGAATTTAGAACTAAAACGTTTTGATATGAAAAGTATTAGTTTCAAGCCTAATGAATCCAAGGGTCCTGTTGTGGTTTTAATTGGTCGTCGTGATACTGGTAAATCATTTTTGGTCAGGGATCTTCTATATTATCAACAAAGTATTCCGATTGGCACTGTTATATCCGGAACTGAAGAAGGTAACGGGTTTTATGGTGCATTGGTTCCCAAATTGTTTATTCACAATGAATACAATACTGCAATCATTGAGAACATTTTGAAGCGCCAGCGACAGGTGTTGAAGCAGATTAAGAAGGAAATGGAGCAATTCAAACGCAGCACAATTGACCCCCGTACCTTTGTGATTTTAGATGATTGTTTATATGACAACACGTGGGCCAGAGATAAGATGATGCGGCTTCTCTTTATGAACGGTAGACATTGGAAGGTGATGTTAATCATCACAATGCAATATCCGTTGGGCATTCCACCAACGCTAAGAACTAACATTGATTACGTTTTTATTTTAAGAGAGCCGTATATTGCCAATAGAAAGAGAATTTACGAGAATTATGCAGGTATGTTCCCCACATTGGAGTCATTTTGTCAAGTGATGGACCAGTGTACTGAGAATTATGAATGCCTAGTGATAAATAACAACGCCAAATCTAACAAACTGCAAGACCAAGTGTTCTGGTATAAGGCAGATGCACATAATGACTTCAGATTGGGTTCCAAGGAGTTCTGGGAGCTATCCAAATCCATCAATGATGACGAAGAGGATGAACAATATGACCCAAATAATGTGAAGAAACGTGGACAAGGGCCAAAAATTGCAGTTAAAAAGTCAAAGTGGTAACACGCTTTTATAAAAAGCGCTTTCAAAATATATAAGCAGTTTAAATCAACTTGAAGAGTATCCTATTATAAAATCTTGCTTTACATTTAGGTAAAGCAAGAACAAATGATGAAAAACTGCTTAACCTTAAAGATAAGCAAGATTCTATGTTATAGAATAAAAAATGTATAATCAAA